CTATAAGTTTTAAAGCGTCTTGTAGGCCTTTGTTATCTTTTTCTTTTTCTTGTCTAGCTTTAACTAACTCTAGGTTTTTTTCTGCTAAAGCTATGCTTTTAGCGTCTCCAGGTGAATTGGTCTTAAGAGCGTCTATTTCGTTTTCTACCTTTTTGCGCTCTAATACAAACTTATTTTCTAGCTTTTCGTTTTCAAGTTTTGCTGTTGCTTGTACGTTTTGCTCTGAAGAGAATCCAAGTAAACTACTAATTATACCTAATCTAGCAATATCTTGGTCAAGTATTGCTTCGTTTAAACTATTTAAAGTTGTGGCTTGTGCCAGTTCTTGCGCTTTAAGTTTGATTCTATTATCTACACCTTTATTGTCTTTTTCTTTTTCTTGTCTTTTTATAACTTCTGCTAGTAGAAGTTCTTGTTTTTTGACTTCATCTCTGCCTCTTTTAGAATCATCCATTTCCGCATTTGTTATTGCTGTTTCGTACCCACGTCTTTCTAGAAGAAACTTACTGTCTAATACTTGCATCTCTAACATTTGCTTTTTAGCAAGATTTTCTGAAGCATTAAGAGTATTAATGCTCATTAAAATATCTTCTCTTGCTATCTCTTGTTGTAGTGTAGCATTACTAGCGTCTGCTATTTGTTTTGCATTAGCAAGCTCGCCTAGATTTACTTTTTGCTTAGTATCTAAAGAATTTGCACCTTGTTCACTATTTTTTAATATTAAAGCAGCAAGCTGTGGGCCCAACAAATTGTTAAGTTTATTAGCATAATTTTTTTCGTATTTAATTTGCGGATCATTTGTATTTCTTGTATACTGCGGATTATCTGGATCTCTTGATGAAAGATTTTCAAGTTTAATCATGCCAGTCGGGTTGTTGGCTAATACTTCTCTAAAATTTCGGGTTCCGGCTAGCTTAGCTTCTAGTTCTGCAATTGTTCCAGGAGATTTTTTAGCGTCTTTAGCGTCTTGCACAGCTATTCTATCACTAACTTCTTGTAATACTAACTCTAAGTCCATATTACTTCTGATTAACTGCATTGTAGTCTTTATTGCTTCAATTTGAATAGTAATTTCTGTGCCTTTTAATTCGCCTGTGCGTGCTGCTGCTTCTGCTCCAGATAGTGACTGCACAGTAGCTTGTGCAATAGTAAGTGCAGCTTTTTGAGAAGCTTGGCCAAGTGCAATATCTATATATTTTGCACCTTGTTTAAAAGAAATATCAACACCTTTTCCAAATAACTCTGTGGCTTGTTGAAAAACTTTTTTATCTATACCAAGTTGTAAGTTTAGTAATGTGCCTTCAGCGTTTTTAAGACCACGTATTTCTCCACCTAACTTATCTCTTTGTTCTTGTGCACTTCCTTGTTCTTGCGGTCCAATTCCCCAGAAAGTAGGGTCTTTAGCATGTATAAATTCTTCTGTTTTTGTAGTTATCTGGTCCTGTACAGCTGCTAGGCTTTGTCCATATGCTGTGTAGTCTTGTAATGTAGCTTTAAATTGTGCGCGTATTGCAACAAATTGCTCAACAAACTCAGGACCAAACTGTGCAATTTTCCTAGGAGTAGTTGCTAAGTCATTAAAAGCAGCATTTAGGTCATGAAGACTACCTTTTGTTAAATCATCCATGTTTAACGATAAGTCTGTTAAGGCGGCTCCAATTTTAAATAAAGGATTACTATTAGCTGTAGATTGAATAAACTCATCATAGGCTTTTGTAACATTTTCTGTAGCGGTTTTAAAAGATTGAAGTCTGGCACTAGATTCTGCTAGTCTAACAGCAAGAGCTTTATTTGATATTTGAAACTCGTCTTGTGCTTTAGTACTTATTTTAAATCTTGCTGCTACAGTAGTAAGATCTAAACTATTTACACCAAGGGCTTTCTTAAAACTTGCTTCTGCTTCATCTCCCATACCCGCTGCACGAAATAGTTGCAACTGTTGCTGTACTGTAGCGGCAAGATTTTTTGCTGACTCAGAATTAGCATCTTTATCAAACAATCCCTTAATATTATTTATTGCACGATCCCAGCCGCTATTATCCAACGCTTTTAATAAATCTTTAGTAGTTTGAATTTGTGTTTCAATTGCATCAGTTGTAGTGTTACTTGCATTTGAAAGTGCAAAAAAACCTTGAATTGAGGCTGTAGCTATTCCAGGCTGTTTTGCAAGAGCTGCTAAAGTTCTGGCTGAATTATCAACTGCGTCTGAAGTAGTTTTTATTGCTTTATTAAAAGCGTCTGCTTCTTTTTCTGTTTTTGTAAGCCAAGAGTCAAGTAAAGCAAATGCTCCAACTAGAGCACCTATAGCCATACCCCATACTCCAAATGCTGAAATTAGCGAGCCAATTTTTTGTACCACTATACCAGTAAGTCCGGCTGTACGAGTTAAACCTGCTTGAAACGCACTCATGTATGGAGCGGGTTTCATAATTGCATCACCATTCTTTTCAGTACCAGTTTGTACCATTAATTGGCCGGCTCTAGCTTTCTTAATTTCGTCATTTAATTTAGTATAAGCTGTTCTAGCTCCATAAATTGCTTGAGTTTCTGCAGTTGTAGATCTAATGCTATCACTTGCTAATTTATTTAATGTACGTTTTTGTATAACCTCATTAGAATAGTCTGTACTGAGCAGACCCGTCCGATTAGCTAAAACAACAGCTTGCACATTTGTATTAGCCATTTCGGCACCCGCACGTATTGCTTTTAATTCCGCAATGTGTGCTTTAAGTCTGGTAGCTTCTTCAGAATTTCGTTTAGCTAAATCGTTAGCACGACGATCTAAAGATTTTATTTCTGCAGCTGTAAGAGCAAATGGATCTTTAGCAGCTAATGCAGCATAGTCCGTTTTGTTAGTTTTACTAAAAGCACCATTTTTTGAAAGTTCTTGAATTCTACTTTGTGTAGCTGCTGACTTTCTATAAGCTTTTTCAGCAGCTGCACCTGCGGCCGCTGCTCCCATACCTATCTTTTCTTGCTGATCGGAGTACATAGTACTAAAAGCCATGCGACTTGCGTCAGCAGTTTTCTTTAAATTATCTCGGTATTGTCCTAAAGCAGGAATAGCACTCTTAATTATTGATGCACCTATTGCTGCTAAAACTCCAAGCAATGCTACAGGATTTTGAGACAATATATTAACTAGTGGTACAAAAGCTTTGTTAGTAATTTCTAGTGCTACAAAACTTAAATCTTTTAAACTAGCTAAAAGTTTATCGTAGGGATTAGCAGGTATATCAATAGAACTAAATTTGTCCATGCCTTCTTTTAGCACGGCATTAGCAAATGCTTGACGTCTTTCAAAGTCTGTTAAGCTGCCTGTAGCTTTACCTATGCTACGGGCATAATCTTCTGTGGCGGGACCTATTTTTGTAAATAAACCAAGTTCGTCTAGTAACTCAGGCTCTAGTTTTGAAATACCGCGAGTCAAACGACTAATAGCGTCAGGCATACCAATACCCAAAGCTTTAGAGGCTTTGTTTGCAACTGCTCCTAGCAGCTCCATCTGTTTACCGGACAATCCAGCAGCAGTACCTTTTGTAGTTGCTTCCATTGCTTCGCGCATACTAATTGCGCCGTCGGTAGCATTTCTTAAATTTTGAGCAATAGTACCTAATGCTGTTCCACTAGCAGCACCTAACTGATTCATACCTTGAACCATATTTGAAGTATCTGCTGCATCGCTTAATGCTCGGAAGGCAGCTCCAGCTGCAAATACGTTGGCAGCATAAGTAGCATATAGACGTACTAATCCATCAAGCCCACGAGCTTGGTTTGCAAAGTCTCGTCCTGACGCACCTGTGGCGCCGGCACTACCTCTGGCAATATCGTATTCGGTAGTACCCATTGTGGCTTTTTTCCAACCACTACTACCTTTTCCACCGCCAAGACCTTTACTCACCTGCTTATCAAATGAGTCAAAGGTACCTCTAGCCTTTTTGAGTTTATTGTCAATCTTCTCAATGGTTCCTAGGTCGTCTAGCTTAACTTGTAAAACTGTTGTATCGTTACTCATGCTTACTCCTGTTCGGATATTATCAAAATTTTTTGATAACTTAACTAGAGATCATTATACCATGTGACCACGCAGTTGTCAAACCAAAAAATTTTTAACGCAAAAAAGCCCGCTAATTTTAATTAGCAGGCTCTTGTGTTTTTTTCTTATTATTGATTTCTTCTGATCTAATATTATCAATTACGCGTATTAGCATAACTATAAATTTTTGCTCAGAAGGATCAACCTCTGTTGCTTCTAAAACATCTTTAATACCTATTAAGGATTTACCTAAGTAGTTTCCATTCATAAAATCCCACTCATCTCGCAGCATTCTATACGCATTAAACGCTTGCTGCACTTCAAATGGAAAATCGTCAAACTCAACCGGAATTTCAGACTCTATAGGTTCAGTACCTAATGTTTCACACATTTCAAAATACATGTCTTTAGTCATTGACACGCCCATATTTTGAATGTAGTTAACCAACTGCAGATTTACTTGCTGGAGCTGGTCGTCGAAAAGTTTCCCAAGTCTGTGACCTGTTCGCTAATAAATGCATCAAAGTTACTGGAGTTTTTCATTAAGTACAGTGCATTTTCTGCGCTATAACCTAAGTCTGCTCCCATGTCTTGTTCTTTTAAGTCGACTGGTGCTAGTTGTTCAAGATAAGTCAGTTTAAAACCGGACCATCCTTTAATAGCATTTTCAACGTAAAGTTGTAGAAATAAATCTTCGTTAAATTCTTCCGAAGCTTGACGATTTTTAAAGCTAGTCTTTGTAGACTTCTTACGAATTGATAGGAGTGTTTCGCGAGATAAAAATGCCAAATCAATCATAAAACCAGGCATACCAGGATATTCGACCTGTACTGATTTTGAAGGAACTAACAGTGTTTTTAAAGAGAGAGTATTAATAGTCATTTTATAATAAGATTAAAAAGAGAGACTGGAGATCAAACCAGTCTCTATGAAAATACAGTAGCTACTTAAGTTGGTACTGCGTAATATTTAACAGTAAGCTCATTAGCTTTTTCAATGTTGTATGTACTACCGGCAGTGCCGAGTTCAGAACCTTGAGCAGTTAAAGTAATTGCTGTTGAAATAACTTGTTCTGTGGTTAAGGTTGGAATAGTTAGCATAGTTGTAGGCATAACCAATTCTACTTTATTAGTATCAACAACACTGCCACCAATAGAAATTAAAGCACTAAACTTGTTTTCAGTACTATTAGCAGTTAATAAATCTGCTAGTAAAGCTGAAGGAGAGCCCGTACCTGTTTTTAAGTAAGCAGTAACATTAGATGTTATAGTGCGCGTACCTGTGAAATACGTACAAGGCACATTTAGTGTACCTAAGTTGGCTGGTGTTAAATATGTTACATTATTAGCAATACTTAAGCTTCCACCTGTTAAGGCTACTGTGTATATAACAGGTGTAGCTGCATTGCTTGTAAGTGTCATAGTTGACAACTTATTAGCTATATAAGGTGCAGTAGTATTTTTTGGTTTATAAACCCCAGCTGCTACTGGAGTTGGACTAACAGTTACGTGAAATGAAGCAGTGGTTGCATCTAATACAATAGTAGCTTCACGTACATTCATACCTTTACCAGCCCAAGCAATACTAGCAATAGCATCAATACCAAAATCAATAGTGGCTGTATCAAGAACACAGTTATCAATAATATAAGCTGAGTTATCAAACTTAATAACTAAACCAAATGGTTGTAATTGGTGCTTGTTAGAACCAGAAAAAGTGGCGTAACTAGCTCTTTTATCTGTAAAAGTTGATGTTGAAGTAGATGTTACCCATCCGGCGCCATCTGAGCTTGAAATAGCACCCCATAAAACAGACTCTTCACAAGCAACTATGTCATCGGCGTCGTAGCCAGCAGTAACAGTACCTTCTACGTATCTAGGACGCATATAAGTGGAAAAACTCCAGTCTGCGGGTTCTAGCGAAGTATTAAAACTACGTTGTCCACGAATTGGTGTTGCACCAGCTTCGTTTAGTGTAACTGTTTCTTGGGCTGAATTTTGTGAGAATGAAAACCCGTCTTGGACTTGAATCTCAAATGTGTTTGAATCAGTGAAGCCTGTGTCTTTGACTTTACCATTACTGTCTACATGAGTCGTGAAGAACACTCGACTATTACGAATTAAATTTAATGCCATACTCTTTCCTTTATGATTTTTGGAAATATTTTAAGCATCGTGACTAGATATTTATCTGTTGTTATGCTTGCGTAAATCCGAGAGTTATACAAGTGCGTATCGCACTTGTAAGTTGATTTCACCGACACCATAAGGAGTTAATAGTCCTTCATCGGTGGTTATAGACTGAATTAAAATTTCAGTTGTTGACAGATTTCTAGTAGCATCATATACTAATACGCGATTAGCGTCTACTACGTTTTCAAGATCATTCAATAGATCCTCTAATTGTTGTTGTGTTTCGCTTTCGCTGCGAACGTATGCTTTGACGCTGACATTTAAATACGCCCACGTAAAGTCGCTGGGCATGTATTCGCGGATTTCTGAACCTGCTGTAAGATATACACAAGGAAAATCTTGTACTTCATCCCAGAATTTCAATTTAGGGTAGCTGTTATCATTTAAGTCGGAAGCAAATGTACCAGTACCGTTAATTATTTTAAATTTCTCAGCAAGAGCTGTTATAATACTTATTCTTTTTGTCATAAGGCTACTGCCCTTAATCTATTGCCTACCGTTTGTTGTGCAATTTGTCTAATTGATGTAGAGATTAGTAGTTTAGGCTCTCTGGTTTTTGGAAATCGCTGAATTCCAGGTGGAGGGCCTGAGCTAAATGTTGCGTAGGGGTATTTCATATAACTATAAAATGCAGTTATCATTCCTTGTCTACTTTCACTTAATCTAGATACTTTAGCAGAACCAGCAAATCTTCCTGTTCTATAATTAAGCACATCTTCTCTGTCTCCGTCACCCATATTATCTCTGATTTGCCATTCTAATTGCGAATTTATTAAAACTAACAATTGAGGTAAATTAACCTGAGATTGCTCAGGATCAGCACTTAATCTTAATGCGGGGCCTACAGTAGGAGATTTTTTAGCTTTGACTGTGGCTTTAAGCTTAGACAAGCTACTTTTTATTTTACTGCTAGCTGCTTTTATATCTCTGTCTAATTGTTTGCCTTTGGCAGCAGTAGAATTAAAAGATTTTATAGGTACTGGACTAATTTTTGCAATAAAAGGCTTAACTGTTGTTTTACGCAAGGCCGCTAATTGAACCTCTTTTATATGACTTCTTAGTGACTTAGAACTTTTTAAGTCTAGTAAGAAGGCTGCGATTTCTTTTTTGTTATCAGGAAAAGTACTATATAAAGATTTTCTAACTTCAGATATATTAGCTTTATAATTTTTATAAATTTGATTAAGCTTCTTAGCAACTATTTTTGCTTCTTGACCTATATGTCTAACAGCCATTTTATCTTTAGGATCTACTAAATTATCTTGACTACCTATATCTCTTAAAAGTGCTACTAATCCTAAAGCTCTTGACAATGCTCCAGAACCTTGATTAGTATTAACATTGCCTATACCTGCATATTTACTTTTATTTTTTCGCTCATCTTTTCCTTTTAACTGCAGTTCAACAGCTACAAAAATATTGCTTCTATTTTCTGTACCTTTTAATACAGCGGCAGTTAAAGCTTCGTACTCTGGTAATAAACTACTAGAAGCTAAATCTAGCATCTCGTGCAGTTTTATTATTTTTTCAATGAAATTACCGTCAATAAATTCACCTGCTTGGTATGTAGTTTTTAATCTTATAAATGCTTGAGATTCTATATGACCTACTTCAAAATTTTTAGAATAATTTTTAAGTTCTTCTGCGCCTAGTCCACAAGCTTTTAAAAACTGTTTCATAACACTAGCTGTGTTTGTGTAAGTGTCCTGATACTTTATTCCGGTGGCTTCTTCTACATTATCCGTAGTACCGGTATTAGAATATAATTCTAAAGTACTTTTATTACGCTTTTTATAATTTTTATTGTACCATGTTATATATGCTTTTAATAAAGGCGTATTATCGTATTTGCCTTTACCTTTAGTAATGCCAGTGTCTGTAATTACTGGCATTTTTAATTTGTAAAATTTCCAATGTCTGCGTAAGCCTTCTTCGGTAACTACTGTTTCATTATGACTTAAAGCCATTGCTCTATTTCTAAAAGTAGAAATACCGCGTCCCTTTTTATCATTCGGATTTACAGTATCTTGTATCATCAATGAAGATGTTACACCTAACAGTGCTTTTGCCTTAGATACATCTGCAGGAACAGTTAAACTATTTTGTAAACCATCTGTCCAAGAGGCAAGAGTTTCTGTGGTGCTATTCATCTCTTGTAAAGCAGCTCTTGCCTTCATTACTGTGCTAAACTCTGATATACTCATGTAAAATCCGCCACATATTGGTCTAGTATACGCTTGATTGGAGCCGGTAGGTTAGTTGAGCTAACATAATTAATTTGAGTAGTATTGGGATTTAAGTCTCGGCTACTGTGTACCGAACCATTATTTCTAGAGTAGTATTCTATTAAATCTAGTACAGCTAGTTTTAAATCTCCTGGTACAGCATCATAGCCACCAAAATAATTTACTCTATATCCGTTAAGTACTTCAGGGAATCCTTTTGGATTAATAGAAACTACTGCGTCACCTCGTGCAACCCAGTCTGTGAATTTTACTAAATTTGTGTATGTTTTGCCATAGTCTTCGCTATAGGCTACTGATAATACACTTACAATGGGAGTTTCTTTTAATAAGATCTCTTTAAATCCACCATCAAAGAATTCAATTTTTACATCACTAAAGTAATCGATAAAAGTACGACGGCAATATGATTTCACTAGGTCGCTGACCTTAGGGATTAAAAAATCAATTTCTGAGTCTGAATTAACGCTAGTAATTCCCATGTAATTTTTGTACTCAGATTTTGTTACTAAATCAGTTGCCATAATTACCTCGCTTGTTTTATAAAGGCACAGTATACCTTTATAAAACAAGACCCCGAAGGGTCTTGTTAACAATTACACTAGCAAATCAGGTTGCTGTGTACTTGTGTGCTGTAACAGCGTTACCTAAGTTAGTAGTAAC